GAATTTGAATGTGAATTTCTTGGTTCAATAGACACCCTAATTACACCACAAAAATTAAGAACAATGTCATATGTAAGTCCGATTACATCTAATGCTGGTCTTGATTTATATGAACAACCGCAAGAAGGTAGAACTTATGTGTTGACGGCTGATGTTTCACGGGGAACAAAAAACGATTATTCTGCATTTTTAGTATTTGATGTATCAGAAATGCCATATAGGATTGTTGCAAAATATCGTGACAATGAAATAAAACCTCTCATATTTCCAGCTAAAATATACGATGTTGCTCGCGCATACAACCAAGCATTTGTTCTTATTGAGGTTAATGACATAGGAGAACAGGTTGCAACGACTATGCAGTTTGACTTGGAGTATGACAACCTTATTATGGCATCTATGCGTGGCCGTGCGGGACAAGTCCTTGGAGGTGGCTTCAGTGGTGGCCGAGCGCAATTGGGAGTAAGAACGACTAAAGCTGTAAAACGAATTGGTTGTCCAGTGGTCAGGGATCACGGCACAGATTGGTAAAAATATAAATACTACTATATAAATTCTATCAAATCATTATCGACTTTTATCCAACAATTTGAACATAATATTAATGAATTTTCTATAAGATAAAGTATCTCTTTACGGCTTTCATCACCCACACCGACTCTCTTTGTTATTTTTCGTATTTGGGAATTGTGGGGATAGAACTTTAGACACACGGTTTCGCTTTCACCACAGTGTTTGCATGACTTATCTGCTAAGAACTCGTTAAGTAATACGATTCTTTTTCGATAGTTTCTACGGGCTACCTTCTTAATGGTATCTTTGTATTTTTCATAATGTTCATTTGCCATGGTTTTATTTATATGTTGTTACACATCTAAAAATGGTTTTGGAAATCATTTTTTTTATAAATATACTTGAGGAAATAAAAAACACTCTACTATAAAAGGAGTAATAAAAATGGCATTTTTAGTATCGCCCGGCGTTCATGTCAGGGAAATCGATCTTACAAATGTTGTCCCAGCGGTTGCGACATCTATTGGTGCGATTGCGGGGCCATTTGAAAAGGGGCCAGTATCATCTGTAACTGCAATTAATTCAGAGGAGCAGCTGGTATCGACGTTTGGTAAGCCAGACGGATCAAATTTTGAGTGGTGGTTTACTGCAGCTAACTTTCTACAATATTCGGATTCATTGCAAGTAATCCGCGCAGAATCAGGCATTTTAAACGCTGGTGCAAACAGTGGTATTCTTATTCGTGATGATGACCATTACGAAGCCAGTTTCTCTACGGGACAAGGTTCTCATGGTGAGTGGACTGCTCGTTCCGCCGGTACTTGGGGTAACTCAATCGGCGTTGACATTTGCCCAGGCGCACGGGCGTTTGAACAGCAACTCGGCACTCTTAACCTAGTTAATGGTGCTCTTGCAGTTGGTGATCTAACTGTTACTGTGGATGATCAAGATGCCAGTAATGCGGCGATTATAGTTGGTGACATCATTAAGTTCTACACAAACAACGCTGTGACTGCCTTAGTTAACGGTGCAATTACCGTTGCTACCAAAAACCTTACGGTTGATGCAAACTCTGGTACAGCCGCTGTTGGACAGCGTGTTGTTGGTGCTGGTATTTCTGATGGTGGTGAGGTTGTTAAAATTGCAACAGTTACTTCGCAGACTGCTCTTATCCTTGATAAAGCAATCACGGTTGCAGATAATGTAGCTCTCTCACTTACATCAGATTCAGCAATAGAAACAGGTAACGTAGAATACGAAGTTACATCAATTTCTTCTGAAACTCTCACTATTCGGGTTCTTGACGATCCTGCTGGCGGTGGTGTTCAGACTGTCATTGCTGACAATTCGTACATCCAACGCCGTTGGAGGTTCAGTGATTTGTTTGATTCTGCACCGGGCACATCTGATTGGGCAACAAAAAACGGCCGCGGTGAAGAGGACGAATTACACGTTTGTGTATACGATAAAACTGGTGACATTACTGGTTATGATGTTGATGTTAAAGGACAAAGGACTTCTTCAGTTATTGAAGTTTGGCCAGCAATGTCAAAGAACTCAGTTGCGAAGACTTCTCAGGGTGGTAACAACTACTATCCAGATGTTATCTTCCGTGGTTCTCAATACATTTTCTGGACAGACCATATTTCTGCTGGTTCTAACTGGGGCACTGATGTTGCAACAGGAACGGACTACACGCTGGTAAGTGGTGTCGATGTAAACACGCTAACAGGTGGAACTGACGATTACTCAGTTTCTGCTGGTGAGCTTGAAATTGCTTATGATAAGTTTGCTGATACAGAAAATCTTGATATCAATCTAGTTTTGGGCGGCCCAAGTTCTGGTGTTGCTGATACTGTAGCGGGTCATGATACTCTTGTAACAATGATTACAGACCTTTGCGAGTTGCGTAGGGACTGTGTTGGTTTCGTATCGCCTTATCGGGCTGCAACAGTTGGCGTTACTAGTACGATAACTGCAACTGCTAATGTTAAAAATGCATTTGATACTTGCCCATCATCTTCTTATATGGTGTTCGACAGTGGATACAAGTACATGTATGATAAATATAATGACGTGTATCGGTTTGTTCCATTGAATGGCGACACTGCTGGTCTTTGTGCATTTACTGATAATGTTGCTGATCCTTGGTTCTCTCCCGCTGGTTATAATCGCGGTAATGTACGAGGCGCAGTTAAACTTTCTTTCAATCCACAGAAGGCAGACCGCGATATTCTTTATAAAGCTCGCATCAATCCTGTTGTAAATTTCCCAGGCCAAGGTGTGGTTCTGTTCGGTGATAAAACCGCCCAGACCAAGGCAAGTGCATTTGACCGTATTAACGTGCGCCGACTGTTCCTTGTTCTTGAGAAAGCTATTGCAACTGCTGCTAAGTACATGCTCTTTGAGTTCAACGATGAGTTTACACGGGCACAGTTTCGTAACATGGTAGAACCTTTCTTGCGCGATGTGCAGGGTCGAAGAGGTATTACTGACTTCTCTGTGAAGTGTGATTCAACTAACAACACCGGCGAAGTTATTGATCGTAACGAGTTTATCGGAGATATATATATTAAACCCGCAAGGTCAATTAACTTTATTACGCTAAACTTTATCGCTGTACGAACTGGTGTATCGTTTAGCGAGGTAGGAGGCTGATCATGAATATCAACGATTTTAAAGCTAACTTAATCGGTGGCGGTGCTCGTGCAAATCAGTTTCGAGTAACAATCACTGCTCCAGTGGGTATTTCAATAGGACTAGATGTTCGTAAAACATCTTTCTTGTGCAAAGGTGCAAATTTACCCAGTACAACAATTACGGAAATAGCAATTCCTTTCCGTGGTAGAAATATCTATATTGCTGGAGATCGAGCTGCACCAGAGCCTTGGGAAACAACATTTTATAATGATACTGACTTTATGATTAAAAATGCAATCGAGCGTTGGTCAAACGGTATCAATGATTGGATTTCAACACAAGGTGTTGTTGCTCCTTCTGATTATCAGACAGACTTGACTGTTGAACAGCTGGACCGTGATGAAACAGTTCTGAAGACTTATATTTTTAGAAGTGCATGGCCAACAACATCTGGTGCTCAAATTGATCTAACTAGTGATGAAGCAACAGCGGTTGAAGAGTTTGCAGTTTCTTGGAGATATCAACATTTTGAGGCTTCGGGCGTGAACTTCTAATTTAATCCTACTAAATAGTTATAACGACAGTAGGAGATATTATGGCAGAACTTTTTGGGTTCAGTATACAGAGATCAAAAAAGGATTCGGGTGGAGAAACAACATTCTCCACCCCAACTCCTGATGACGGCACTATTGATGTTGCCGGTGGTGGTTTCTTTGGACAGATTTTAGATACAGATGGTAGAGAACGAAACGATTTAGATTTAATTCGGCGGTATCGTGATATTGCACAACAGGCTGAGTGCGATACAGCGGTAGATGATATTATTAATGAAGGTATCGTTTCAAATCAAAAAGATGTATCAGTAGAAGTTGCTTTAGATCGCTTACCTTATCCAGATAAAATTAAAAGAAAAATACGTTCAGAATTTCATGAAGTTTTGAGACTTCTTAATTTTGAGCAAAAGGGCCATGACATCTTTCGTAGATGGTATGTTGATGGCCGAGTATTCTACCACAAGATTATCGATACGAAAAATCCCAAAAGGGGTATTATAGAGTTACGATATATTGACCCTTC